TGTTTCTGTAATCTATTAAATATTCAATGTATCTTAGAATATTTCCACCACCATATTTCTCACTGATGTGAATTACCTCATCCTTGAGGTGTGGCTTGGCAATGATAACATCAACTTCATTTGCTGGTGATAAATCAAGGCATGTTTCAAAGATCGTTCCACGATCCATGGTTGAGAAATCATTCTTGGTTAATGCTTCACCTGCCTGTGCAGTTGCAAGTCCACTCTCATCATGCAGCATAGCAGACAAAACTGCTTGTTCGGCTAGATCATAGTCAATCAAATCGCAAGCCTTTCGTGGTTTGGCTTGAGGTTATTCTGCGTAAATGTGGGTATGTTTGTTTTAACCATGATTTGCAGGCAATGCGAAAAGTACAACTCCAATCTTTTTTTTTCTTACCTCCTGCTTTTGCCCAATCTATGAATGCTTCTAAAGCACCATCATAATCAATGCCTGCATCTTCTGCTATTGATTTGTCAGGTGAGAAATCATTAGGTATACAACTCATCCCTTTCTTCTTGGGTTTGACCTCTTCCTTGTTTGGCGTGCTATGTATAATATTATTATGGTATTTCGTAAGAAATACCTGCGCGCACGTGAGGCGAGATGGAATGTTGCCCCAAATCAGGTCAGTAATAACCTGTCCTTTAGTTAGACTTGAATGCTCACACCAGGCATCTAACAGTTCTTGTGTTTCTTTGTTTATCTTGACCCGTAAATCTAATTTTTCTGTACTCATTTTATCTTCCAATCAATGCAATTAGAAATGCAAATATCATCCAAAACCAAGTTAAGATTGCGGTAATAAAAATGGATGTAAATATAACTTTTTTCATTAGTATTTTCATGTATTTGTATGTAGTTTGTTTAATGTTTAGTTGTTGTTTTAGCGTATTTTTTAAGCTTATAAACAGGTATTAAATAAGCTTTTTTTGGTTGTGTATCGCCTTTGCCTGTGAATGTTTGCAGGGCTGGATTTTGCTCCACAATTAAATCCTTTATCTTTCCCGGTGTTATAAAAATAAACTCTGTTTTAATATCGAAGATCCACCAATCTGCTTTTGTTGCCATCAAGCCGGATGGTTTCCCAAACATCTCAATTTCAACCACCACGTTGCCTGTGTAATGAGCTTTCCAATCTTGCTTAACCTCATAGGCTTGCTTGGTGTTGGCTAAGAAAAAATCGAAGTCAGAGAACTTGCCAGGTATGGGTATGGGTTTGTGGCCTTTGTCTCTGAATAACTTAATTAATTCATCTTCTCTTATATGGCCTACTTCAAGACTCGTGTCGAACTCGGTCATTGATTGTTGGTGTGTCTGGTTGGGGAATTACATTATCGCCCCGAACGGTAATTCTATCCATGTCTTTACCCTTTAACCAATTATTCCAGCATAATATACCTGCTTTCAAAATATATCGAGTCTCTGGTTGTGCATTGTGTGTAACATGCTTAACAAACGCATTTCTAAGTACCAAACATGGACTTCCTTTTGTTAAGTTTTCTCCATAAAAAACTTGGTTTAAAAACTTGTCTGCCAATGTGGTTGACTCTGCATCTTCTACCCTACCTTCTACTCTTCTTAGCATATAATTTAAGCAAGAAGTTGCAGTTGCTTTAATTTTGAGAAGTTTATACCACTTTTGTGCCTGCTTGACTGAGGTATCAAGATTAGGATACTTAAGAAGTAATTCCTCGCATTCATGGTTCTCTATTCTTGCAGATCGACCACCACCAGCAGCAGAAATCTCTCCTGTAGTATCAATCTTATGAATAACTGCTAATGAGGCAGCCATTGCTCCTGTTCGCTTCATTCCATTAATGCTAAACACATCTGCCACATTTCTTCTTTTCCCAGAATCAATTGTGTTGAATGCTTCATTGTTATCCAGGACAACACGTATTACCTTTATTGGCACATCTGCCTTAATGCAGGCATGTAGTCTGTGCTGACCATCAATTAACATGCCACTACCAAAGGTAATAGTCTCTCCATTAAGTTTCCATTTGAGAGCTTTCATTTGATTGGCATATCTTGTGACTACTACACTTGAGACATTCCTGTTTTTTATTTGACCATCAAGAATTTCTTTTGCTTCTTGTGGGGTTATTGTTTGTACGTCGATATATAAACCTAATTCACTATCGTATAGATATTGTGAGTCAGTTATATGTGAGTTAATTGGTTTTTGTGCTGCATTTATCATAGTATTTTTTTAGTTATGAAGTCCATGACTTCTTGTTTATAAGTTTTATAAAGTCTTCTAAATTCATGGTTATCAAACTTTGTGTATGTTTTTTTCGGTGAATTACACAAGGTGGTTTCTTACCACCTGAGTCACGGGTTGCTTGGTCAAATGCGTCCTGTAAATTTAAACGCTCAACCATTTTTGTCTCAATGTGAAATGGAAATTCAGCACTGACCACATCTGGAGAGTCTGCACCTCCGGCAAATTGTTGTCCACGCCTTGCAGGAAATCCATTGTCATCCAAATAGCGAGCCACTTCACGCTCGTATCGAGCGCCCTTGCTTCTACTGTTTACACTCATTTATGTTGTCCCCAACTAGTTTTATTTTAGCAGAAATCTCAGGATCGCATTCAAGCAAATCTTCAACTTTTTGAAAGGTGTAGGAAATATTTGAATGGTTTCTATCGAACATGTAACCTATTTCCTCAACCTTATATCCTTCCTTGCGTGCAAAATATATTGCAGCCTGACGTGCAACTGAAACATTCTGTGTCTTTTTTCGACTTTCCATTTCTTCTACAGAAACACCAATCGTCTTAGCACTTATCAATTTTATTTGTTCAATTGACATCATACCATCTTTTACAGTCCGTAATTTTAGGTCAGGTTTTTTGACATGATCCAAATTTTCATGCTTTAACACTGCAAGTAATTGTTTCATTGCCCCATGCAACACCACAACCGCGCCCTCGAAATTTTGTCGATCGATATGTTTTTCTGCAAAATCCAATGCAATATTTAATGAGTTAAATTTCAATCGATTAGCCATTCTTCTGTGTCCCTTCCATCAGTTTGTAACCACTTGTTGATTTCTTTCTTACTCCATGCTCGAAGAATTCCTGCCCTTCCTGTGGCATGTGTCCTTGAAGAACCAGCAATTTCGTAGCAGGTAAATCCTTCGTCTTCATGGAATTGATTCAAGCTGGTCAGCGATTTATAGCCCAACATTTGTAATGCCATCTTTGAACTTACTAATTTTATTTTCTTGCCCTTATTTTTACTCATAATTTCTTACCTTCATTTTCCCAGCGAATTGCCCTTGCAAAATCAGCCATATCTATTGTTTTGCGATTGCCCAAAGATCTAGTTTCAACCTGATGTTTTTTTATAATTTTATAAACAAAGCTTCGTCCCACTTTGAACTTCTTGGCAATGTCACTGATAGATAAACGTGAATTATTATTTAAACTTAATTGTATAGTTTTTATATCATCGCCATAACCAGGCCATATATCTGTTTTCAAACACTCGCCCCAAAGTTTACATGCTTTAAATACTCTAGGTATTTCACGCTCAATATCTGTGTTATCTAAAGCATAGCATGAGGTAGCATATGGTGGTGACTTCTCAACAACTAAAAACACAAACTGTTTCGGTTCTTCTCCCATTGCTCGCAAGCCTGTGAAGTACCATGCAGCCTGGAAAATATAATTGAATTGGCGTATGCTTTTAAGAAATCCTTTCTCGCTTGCATCCTGTGTTGTTTTTAAGTCCACTACCCTGCCATTTTTTTCATAATAGTCGGGTCTAACTTTACATGCAGTGCCTGCCAAATCGTAAAAGCCTGTATGCTCAATCATGCCTTCTGAATTTGAGTGAATTTCATGTGCCAATGGATGCTCTAAAACACTAGCAATAACTTCTTTATTATTATTGTAGTCCGATTCTGCTATCCATCTTTTGCTTGGGTTGGCATCTTGCATTTCTGCAAAAAGTTCCTTATATGCATTTGTTCTAGAAGAGTTACCATCTATCTCAAGAGGTTTACATCCGTACTCACTGTCTGTTAAATGTGGTTCAAGCACACCACTATGTATGTGACCACCATTTAATAATGCAGGTGTACTAGGACTTGGTTTTTCCATTTCATACTTTACCTTTAGCGGACAAGTAGTGAGCATTTTGTCTGCTACACTTCGATTCAAAGCTGGTTCAGAATGATAGACTTCATTAGGTATGCCCTTTCTAAGCATCCTTGGCTTCCTCCTTTAATAACTGCAATTGTGATTCTTCATTAGTCAGTGGCTTGATGATTTGCTCTTTATCTCCGCACACAATTTTCAATTCAACTTCGGAATCCAACATCAATTCTGGACATGCATTGTGTATGTTTCTAGGACTACCTCCATGCAATAAGTAACCATTTAAAAAGTGAAAGAAATCTCTAATATCATCCGTTTGCATATCCCTCGATTTAAACACTAACGGCTTCATATGTATTTCTATTTTTTTCATATCAATACGGGTCTCCATCTTCGTCTGTTTCAGCAACAGGTGGTTCAAATTCTGCGAATGGATCTTCTCCATCGAATAATGCAGGAAGATTAATGCGTTTTAACTCTGCCTTTACAATGGCTTTTAATTCAGCATCCAATTTCTTTTTGGGTTTTGGATTTATGGCATAGGTAGTTTCAAGACCTTCACCATTACGTATAATGCTGATGTCATATGCTCGGCAATCACCCCAATCCTCATCCTGTGCAAGCTGCAATAATTCTGCTTGTAATTTAACTTGAGTCATTTCCAATATCTGCACCTTGGCCTCGCCATAATTATACACCACGAATGCGTAGAATGCCCTTGGTTTGTCTTCAAATAGCATGGGTGCTTGCTCACCTTCTGCCCAGCGGATGGGACGCTTTTTACCATCCTCCTCTGCCCATCCTAACATTCCATGAATAAAGCCAGGCGTTGGCTTATCATCACTTGATCCGATTATTCGGAATAAATTTTGTCCTTGTTGGAAACGCATGTAGTTTCCACTTCCTCCACCACCTTCTGCTGGTGCTTTAATATTACTTGGTAAAAATCCCATTGTGTTTTTTTGTGTTTTAGTGTTGCATTTGTATTTAGGTGTAGTTTTATAACGACATGCCTAAACGTGAAAATCTCTCAAAACCCTTAAGCTTACGATTGTCTCCGATTGTAAGAAAAACCATTAAAGATCTTTCTGAAGATACCGGGCTTCTCCAAGCCCAGCTTTATGACATGGTGCTGAAGGCTGGTTGCCTAGCACTTGTGGAGAACAAAGGTTCGTTTGAACTTCCTTTGAAGTTTGAAATTGTAAAGCGGAAATAATTTCTGCTAAGTCCTCTATAAGGACTTGATTTGGTCGATCAGAAAATATCTGCACCGATCCATTTCCCATTGGTTTTATTTCTACTCCGTTAATAATTGTAGTAATCATTGTAGTCTTATGTAGTTATATTATTTAGACTTTTGTCTTTGTTATTTATTCGGGCAATAAATTTTTAAGTAGCTCGGACTTTGGGCAAGCCAATGTAGACCTTTGAGGTCATTTCCACCGATGAATGACCTAAAGCTCGTTGAGCTACAAAGGCATTTTGGTTATTTGTCCTCATTATTCTATGGCCACAATATTTACGAAGCTTGTGGACACACCTTCGGTCACTAACCCCACATTCATTATGTAAAAAATTAGGAAATTCTCGTGTGACAATGTCATCACTACCTGAAACAATAAAATCCATGTCATCTGTTTTTAAACTTACAACTTCGTCCCAAAACTTGGGATCGCATGGACGATCTTGGTATGCTATTTTTTTTGATGACTTGGGTTTGTGAATGCGGACAAGCTTATTTCCATCATAGTCTTCCCAAAAATCGTTATACTTAGCACGTAATATTTCACTGCTCCTCATGCCAATTCCATATGCAAGTAAGTAACATTTGTATAACTTTAGGTCATAATTTTTTAATGCAGTACATTTTTCAAGAAGAAGAATTTCTTCTTTTTTACACGCATCAAAGGGCTTTATATTTACACTTTGTAAGCTCAATGCTTGCCAACTAGCAAAAGGGGAACAATCAATTCCTATTTGTTTGTAATAACGTACCATACCTTTACTAAAAATT